AGAGTATCCAACAAACGATTATATTCAGTTTCAGTCCTACCCATAGACTCAGCTAAATCTTTATAACTTTTTTGTGGTATTACTGTCTGAAAGGCTTTAGGTTTCTCACCTTCTGGAATAATGATGTTTGACTCACTACTTCCACCACTACCAAAAAGAAATGACATGTTATTTTTTAAATTTTACTTCTATAGTAATGTTATCAGTAACAAATTCGTATAAGTGATTGACTCCGATATATCCGGCAGGGAGCAAAATCAATATCAAGAGCAACTCAGCATAGGTAATGGGACGACGCATGACGAAGAATATCCTTATCTTTCTGATATTAGCCAACTTCTGCATGGTCTGTCCACATTAGAGTTACAAGGATTGTGTACAATTCAAGAAATGTTACTTGCTAAATCTTGTTGGGAAGCAACAAATTATAGTGGTTCACAAGAAAAATGTAAGAAAAGATTAACTGAATTATATGGAGAAGATTGGGATGAACATGTTAAATTTAAAGATCATTTTAAAAGTTTAAAGTATTACTATATCTGGGCTTTACTAATCAGTCATAGACAACAATGGAACGAAGTTAAAAAGTAAGCTAGTATTTGAACAGATAGTGTCCTCGAATGGAAGCACAACAATTAGAGGACTGGGTAGATATCTTAGATACAACAAATTATGCACCACATAAAGATCCTGATAATCTCTATCAGAGTTACAGATTCGTTGATTTAGATATAAATTCAGTCACAACTAAAAATTTTAGAAAAAAACTTTGTAAATCTTTAATTGAACAAGTAGAAATATTTATACCTCCATCAGGTAGCTTTAATAATCAAGACCTTAGAAGATATTTAGAATTAGTTTCAAGTTATGAAACAAGCACAAAGGATTTAATTTTAGGTTTATCACTAGCAGATCAAATACGTCTTACATTTAGTGATATGAAGACTAGTACTATATGTGATAGATATCCTGAAATTAATTTAGCTGAGAAGAGAAGATATCGTTGTGTAGCTGAATATTTAATTAGGCAAGGTGAACTAACTAAGTTAAGAGATAAAAATGGAAAATTAATTAAAAAAATAGGAAATATGCAAAAAGCGGTTGTTTTATATAGACCATTACCAAAACTATTAGAAACACTAAAAAAATCAGGACTTAGTGATCTTATAAAAATTGACAAAGATAAAAAAAAAGATAACAATGTAACAGTTGGGGAATCTAAATGACTAGTAGAAGAAATCAATTACTAAAAAAACTTGTTGGTACAGCTATCGGTGAAGATGAAAAAAAATTATATCAACTTACTATTGAAAGAATTTGTGCAGATATGTGTGATTATTATTTTAAGTTTTATCATAATGAAGGTCCAGGAGCTATGGTTTATGTTCCTGAACATGAAGATGAGAAAAAATCTATGTTTTATTTAACAGTTGATAATTTAATTACAGCTGTTGATGACCTTAATAAGCGTGATATGGAAGGAGCTGCAGATGTAATGAAACAAGCTATAACAAGAGCAGAAAAATTAGATCCGGAAAAAGAAGCATTATTTATTATTCAAGATTCAAAGGAAATGGCTTTAGTTCATTACAAAATAGATAGTGAAGGAGCGAGTTTTAAAATGATGTGACCAAAGGTTCATGGGGTGCTAGTAAAAGATCACTAGGACAAGTAGATCACATAACTCATGATTGGCTGACTCCTTGTGAATACATACCTTACATAGATGCCTTATTAAGGAATATAGACCTAGATCCATGCTCTACTTATGATGCTAATAATCAATTTCTAAGAGCAGAAAAGATTTATACATATGATGATGACGGACTAAATACAGAAGAACCTTGGACTGGAAAAACATATCTCTTTCCTCCTACTTATGGAAGATGCTCTTTCGCAAAGAAAAGAGGCACATGGAGATGGAGTTTATCAGCAGGTCAAGGAGCAAAAGCTCCCTCAGTTATATGGTTCAGAAGATTATTAAAAGAGTGGAAACTAAGAAATATACCAGAGGCTTTATTCTTCACTACATATCCTGAGATGATAAGAACTTGTCCAGAAATGTGGGATTTTCCTATTTGTATCCCTACAGACAGAGCTAATTTAATACATGGAAAAAAATTTGAGTGTTTAGACTCACCAATTAGCTGGGGATACTTTATTTATTTACCTGAAATAAGTATGGGATTTAATCAAACAGAAAGATTTAAAAATATATTTTCACACATTGGTAGAGTTGTTTCTTAATCAATCATTTGTCTTGGAAAATTCATCCCCCTTAGTCTTGTCACAAATGCTGATAAAAAATTTTTAGAACTATTATCATCTACACCAGGTCTTACACCTCTTCTTGAGGGACTTATATCTCTTTTTGTATCTAACGACTTATAAAATCTGTAACGATTGTCAACGTCGTAACTTGAAGTAGACTGAGGTTTCATACATCTATTGTATTGGAGATTAACATGACTATGAACGAAACAGAATTAAAAATTAGTGTAATCTGTGATGATATTAAAGAGCTTTTAATTCATAAAAACAGAAAATATGGTAATTCTGCTTTACAACCAAATAGAATTTTTAGTAAATGTTCTGCCACAGAACAGTTATTAGTTCGTATTGATGACAAATTAAATCGAATTATGAAAGGAGCCGGATTATTAGCTACTGATGAAGATGTTGTTAATGATCTAATCGGATATTTAGTACTGCTAAAAATAAGTATGGAATCAGATAAACAAAATGAAATCTTCGACATCGCAACATCAATCTATGGCAAAGGAATTAGATCAGAAGCAAACATCCTTGACCATGCCAAAGATTTCGATTAATTATCAAGAATTCGAAAAGTATTATAGTCGAGAACTTTTACTAATGGATTGCCTTGATTGGCTTAGGGAACGACCCCTCGACGCGAAGGAGATCCTAGACCACTTGGAGTTTTGTTCCAATAACGAAAAAACTGACGCAAAACTTCCCCAGATGGATCAAATTCTTTAAATTTTTTTTCTAAATACTCAATTCCTTTTATTTGTGTAGCAGATCCATTGTATGTCTCAGCAATATTTAATAAACAAACTTCAGTGTGACATTTATGACGATAGAAGGTAGGTATTTCTTTATCTGGTGCAAAGTACATATCTAACTCTGTACGCCTCCTAGAGATCATTAAATCACCTCCTGACATCCATATGTGATTTATATAAGGACTCCACTCTTTTATTATCTTATTTTTAGACCCATAGCTATTTATTAAATCAAGTAATCTACAAGATTTAAAGGAACATATACCAATACTATGTGCAAAACTAAGAAGAGCTGCTCTTTTATTTTTATTTAAATTTACAAAAATGTATTTTTCAGCCTCTTTTGAAAACCCTTTTAAGTCTTTATAAAATTGTTTATCAATATCTTCTTGTGATGCTTTATCATTAGCATCTAAATAATGATCATCAATAGTTTCACTACCGTAGCCTATTTTCCAAACACTTTCACCAAAATCCTTATATGCTGCATATCTTCCCATTCCTAAATAAGTTTTAGGAACAGTATATTTCTTTGTTAATTGATAACCTTTTTCAGTAAATAATGAATAATTATGGGACAACAACTGATCCGTTATAGCTTACTTCAGAGTAACCATCTAGTTCTAAAAGAACAACATAATCTTTAGCAGCGTTAGTAACTGTAACACCAACTGCTCCTTTGCCCTTACCTGCCTTAGCTATGTCAAAGAATTTTTGATAACCAGTAGGAGCACTACCTGTTGAAAATGCATCCTCTTGAAAAATTTGTATTGTATTAACACCTTCAGATCGATCAAGTGTCACCTTAATATCTCCAGTAGAACCTGGATTGACTCTAAATCCCCTTACTGCATCGCCTTTATTTCCAGCTGCTGTAGGGCCTAGATATGTAATCTCAGATCCAGTGTCAACACTGAATGTATCTAAAGTTGCTTCAATTGTTCGTGTAGCCATGTTCCTTAAGAAATTTGCCCATCAGTTGAGAGCTGAAATTGAATGTTGGCATCAATGCCATGATCTTTCATAATGTCGTAAAACATTTGACGATCCAATGCTTTTTGATGCAAAAGCTCAATAAATGCTTCTTCTAATTCTAAGCGATCTAAAGTTTGGATTGCTAAAGATGCAGCGTGAATAGAAAACTCAACATTTATTGGAAGGTTAACATCCATATAAATAAAAACCTTTATACATATAGTACCAACAGTGAATTAATGAGCAATTAATTTAAATCGTCAGTTTCTTTACGTCCTAGTAAAATAGTTCCTACTCCGTAAGTGCCACCGAATAAAACAATAAAACTAACAGCAATTACTTCCATATGTAGATTTTGTATTTAATTTTATTCTACCACTTAGTTTTATGTGACCAATATCTTGCAGAGAATTTATTGGGATTTGGATCTTGAGCATTATGTCTTGCATAGTAAGATTTTTTTCTCGCTTTGTCCTTTTCTGATTTTGGATTTTTACCGGCACCTTTTACACCTTGCTGACCAAACCTTATTATCTTCTCTTTTCCATCTTTACATGCTTTTACAACATGAGACTTTGTTTTATGGCTAGGAGTCTTCTTAGGTTTATTACATTTCAAACGATCTTTTGAAAGTTGTTTAGCTTTTGCCCTCTTCGACATCAGTTCTTTATTTATACAGAGTCATATATGTCATTTTACATAATCTTTATCTCTCCAGATTGTATCTTAGATTTTAAATCTTGACCTATTTCTCCTCTTTCAAAATCAGGAGCTCTGCCTTTAACTAGTTCATTAATTGGTGCTTCCATCTCCTCTTGAAATTCCTTTGCATATTGTCTCGCAAAAGCTTTTGCTTGTTTTTCAGCTTGCGACCCATCCGATGTAGAAGTCATTTGTAATGTAAGGTGTTGCTTTATCAGGGGACAGAATTTTTATAGAGCTATCTTGATCCATCCACTGTTTTATCTTATCAAGTCTATCCTCTTGATAAAACTTATACGCAGGGTTATACCAATCTTCTAATAAATTTGAACCTTTTAACCTATTACATTTAGAACAAGAACAAATCATATTTGATTTAACATTATGTCCACCTTTAAATTTTGGAAGTATATGATCAATCGTTGCAGACTTAGTGTCTAATTCTTTATCACAGTATGCACATTTCCAATTCCAAGCTTCAAATATACATTGTCGAAATTTGTGGCGAGCGTTTTTTGGAGAGAGTTCAATTAAATTTGCTAGTAGATCTTGCTCGCAGTGAATCACATGTACCTTGCAACCTTGTAGAAACTTTATGCTGCATAAACTTACACAAGTGTAGTGATTAATCCATTAATGAAACTAACTCCACTTCGTCTTCTATTTCATAGTCTGCATCTTCAAGAAGTCTTAATAAATAATAATGAATTTTTTCTGTTACCCATTTAAGATCCTCATCTTTAACATCATTAAAAATTGCACTCAAGGATAAATCTTTTGATGGAGTGCGTAAGTGATCTGCTAGTAATTGTAAGGCTTTATATCTATCTCTGTTCATCTCCCTTAGCATCTTAATCACCACTTGCCTCTGGCACTACTGCTTCTACAGCAGCTTTTGATTCTTCTTCTTTAATTTGAATTGCAATAATTTCTTGAGCACCTTCAACTTTCATATATGAATTTTTTGCTTGTGCAAGTTGTGCATCCAAAGATTGAATTTGAGCTGCGATTCCTGCTTTCTGCTCCTCTAATTGCTTTGCAAAATTTTGTAATCCTTCCATATGTGATTCGCAAGACATGTTTAATAAGTAACTATTTAGAGTATAACCCTAGAATTCCTTATTAACAATCATTGTAGTCTCTAGCTATTTGTCCACCTATTTCTGATCCTTTGTCTTGTGCAAACATAGTTACAAAGCCAGCAGCAAGCCATCCGACTATTGGGATGTTACTAAATGCAGGTGCAGCTTTAACTCCCACAGAGGCTCCTACAAGCTTACCTGTAGAGTTACCACTACCTTCTACTTTGATGCAAGCAATATCTTTATCAGTCATTACGGTTCCCTCTACATCTTTCTTACTTCCTTCACCTGACATCGTATAAGTTTCTCTTAGATGTAATTCAGTTTTCTTATTGCCAAATAAACCTTTAGGTTCCTCTAGATCCTTCACTCTGGTTAAAATCTTAGGATCGTTAGCTTTATAGTTGATACTATATCCTTTTTCTGAAGTAACAACTCTATAACTTGTATAAGGTCCTACTGGTAAATTTATATTAGGAAAAGGATTTTTTAGTTTATGAGAAACTAAAGTATTCATTAAAGAGAGATTAGATATCCCTAAAACCGAGACTACAGCTATGACTCCCCAGTTTCTCCGTGGTCTATTACTGTACATATCATTTACCTGTACTCTCAGTAATTATCTTGATTGGAGCCTGTTCGATACGTAATATCTGAGTGGTTACTGCACCAGATTTATTTTCTGTATCTTTAGATTTTTCTCCTTTTTTACGTGATGCCTCGATACCAAATGTTGAAATCGCAGCTGTCAGAATCGAAGCCGGAAATGTGATATCCTTGGGCTCATTTGAATAGCCTGGAATACTTATGTAATTAAGGCTCACGATAAATGCGGACCAGCCAAGTACAACCAGTCTGACAATGACTGAAATAAAAGCTATCTGCTCTTCTTTGTCATCTATGTTTTCTTTTATTTTTGCGAAAACACCTTTCTTTTCTTTTGGATTTTCTGTCATTTTTTTATCTCATACATACTAAGTTTACCCTCATGTAAACTTATAGGTACTAAGCCCTAGTTTTAGTCAAATGTTAAAGTATTTTCCACTATTAATAATCTTGTTAACCCCTAGTGTAAAAGCTGATATCTATCATTCAATCAGCTCATCAGTAAAGCTAGAGGTTTCAGCAGCAGCAACCGCTGCAGACCGTATAGGTAACTCTATGAGCATAAGTGGCTCTGGGGTTAATACTACCGATGGAACAACCGCAGGCAGCGTAGGTGGTCTAGGAGCAGCCACAAATGGCGTAAATGCTTATACAGCAATCACCGCAAGCCAGTTAACTGACGGTGACGCTTTCTCTTTTTCGAGTAGTTACACTGCCGGAGATACGGTAGCAACTAGCCTAACAGTTGGTGAGACAAGCCCATTCGGTGATCTTACAAGTACAAGTGCAGGAACAGCAGGATCACTCGCAGGTACTATTGATACTAAAAATGATTTAACAATAGTTGCTGGAGGAGCAGGTACTACGGTAACTGGACAATTTGTCGTCGGGTTGACCTTGGAATAGTGAAACGGCTGTTATTGCTACTTATATTTT